CGTTTGGGGTTACGGTATAGAAACCGATGATATGGTTGCTAGATATTGGTACGAGTTATCAAACGAACTAGGGCGTAATAATGTTATGATAGTAAGCATTGACAAAGACTATAAACAATTCCCTTGCTTGATGTATAACTATCACTATAAACATAAAGAGGTTTTAGATATAAGCGAGGACGAAGCTTTATATAACTTTTACGAGCAAATGATAATTGGAGATACGGCTGATAATGTAAACTATTTTAAAGGTAAAGGTAAAAAGTTTGCAGAAAAATATTTAGCTGATTGCGATACTAAATACCAATACACTAAAAAGATGTACGAACTATTTAAACAAGAATACAAAGGCAAGGCACGACAAAAATATGCAGAGTGCTATCACTTATTAAAACTTAGAACAAATGATTAGATTTGTATATGACTTAGATATAGTTATAGAAGCAATGGAAAACCAAGACTATGAAGACGCTTTAAAAATGATTAAAGATATACAGGAAGATTTAAGAATATTAGCATTATTATAAAAAAAATAGTTAATTAATTTGTTTATTAAATATAAAAAATATATATTGCACAAAATTAAAACAAAAACAAAATGAAAACAACAAGAACAATTTACACAAAAAAAGATTTTAAAAATGTAATTATTCCAACGTGGCAAAGGTGGAGGAATGAAAAGAATGTTAAAGACCTGTCGGAAGCTGTTTCAGAGAACGGTCAGCTTAGGGACGTTCTTATATGTATAACTAAAGACGGAACTAAAATATTAACTGACGGAAACCATTTATATAGTGCTGTTTTTGATTACCTTAAATATAGAAAAATTAATGTTTTAGAAAAACAAGTTAAAGACAACGAAGAGGCTAGGCAGACATTTATATCTTTTAACACAAGAGGTAAATCTTTAAAGGTTATTGATTACATTGTTAGTTATGCTGGTAGTGGAAATAGAGATTATAAAAGATTTTTATTAGAGGTTATGAAAAGTCCAAACAGCTTAAAGGAGGCGGAGAATGTTTATGGAAAACTTTTTACTATTCCTGCTTTAGTTTCTATATTTTTAGGCACAACAACAGATGTTAAAAAGGGTTCTTGCAAGTTACATAAGAACCATAACAGGATTTTAGAGGTTGTTGATTATTTAGGACAAAACTATTTATATAATGGTAGGCTTATAAAACACTTAAATAAGAATGGTAAATCTATGAAATTAAATGGAGGTAGTATTATACCTGTATTTAAAAAAATCAAAAGAAGCGAAAAGATTTTATCAATGTCAAATAAAGAAATATTAAACCTACTAATTGATTTTACATTTTATCATTATAACTCTATGGAAAATTGTTCTTTTACAAAAGATGCAATTGATAAAAGTTTTAATGCTTACTTAACAACTATATGAAAGGGTATATTTATAGCGACCAGATACCTATGTTCGGACACAAAGATATTATAGGTTATGGAACTAAAGATTTTTATGTTATTGAAATACCAAAACAAATAAGTAAAGATATAATAATTAAAAATCATTATTCTCATAAAGTTTGTAATGATGCAACAACGCATATCCATTTAGGTTGTTATATTTATGGGGAGCTACTAGGTTGTTTGCAGTTTGGGTACGCTATGAACCCACAAAGTGCTAGTTCTTTAGTTACTGGTACAGAATTAAACCAATACAAGGAACTCAACAGAATGTGGTTTGATGATAGAGCCAAAAAAAATACAGAAAGTAAAGCAATAAGTTATAGTATAAAATACATTAAAGGAAAATATAAGACCGTAAAATGGATACAGTCATTTGCAGACGAACGCTGTGGCGGTTTAGGTATTGTTTATCAGGCGTGTTCTTTTAGATTTTATGGGGAACATATAAGTACATTTTGGACTTTTGAGGGCGAAACGTATCATAACAGCTTAATAACAAATAATAACAGAAATAAAAAGGCTGAACTTGAAAGACGAGGGTTTAAAGAGAAAGCAATAAAACAGGAGTTAAGGCAATTTAGATACATTAAGTTTTTAGATAAATCCTGGATAAAAAAATGTACTAAAAAAGAATTACCATATTTAAAACATTATAATAACAATTAATAAAATTATGAGAGCAACCTATTTACATTACGAAAACGGTAAAGGCTATGACGTTATAGACTTTATAAAAGATTATGAACTAAACTTCAATAGAGGCAATATAATTAAGTATATTTGCAGAAGCGGAAAAAAAGACGATGAACTCAAAGACCTAGAGAAAGCAGCTGATTATTTAAGGCGTGAAATAGAATACCTAAGAGAACAGCAACAACAATGGATAGAAAAAAACAAATAGAATACTATAAACAAATGGAAAAAAAAGAACTAGAACACCAAGAACAAGTAAGAGGTGTTTATGATGAACCAATAAACGACAGGCACTTAGCTTATTTAAAATGCGTATTGATAAGTCAATTACTACTGGAGGCAAACGACAATTTAAAAGGAAGTAAAGGGTTTAAACAAAACGTAAAGCTACAAGTAAATAAAACTTCTAAAATGCTAGAACAAATATATCAAGATGGTTTTAATATTATATATCACAACAACCCTGAAATGTGTACTAATGTACTAAACAAAATAGACAGCTTAATACACAAAATAAAAACAGCCAGTATTGATGAACTAGTTATGATTGATGCCTTAGTAGATAATTACTTTCAAAACAAAGAAGAAATAAATAAAGAACAAACAGCAGAGTTTACTAAATTAGATTAATATGTATATAAATATAGAAATAAAAAAAGCCGAAAGAAAAGACTACTATAAATTCAGTATAAACGGAGTTAAACTAGGAGAATGGGAACGTTCAGAATTAAGGTACTTAATAGGAGTTATAGATAATAAAATATAAACAAAATGAGATTAGATAAATTAAAAAAAGCAGTAGATAAAAAGTTCAGCTTAGACATAGCTACAAGGTCAAGGAAAAGAAAATATGTATATGCAAGGAAAGTATTTTGTAAATTAGCTAGGGAAACAGGTGCAACCTTTAAAGCAATAGGAAACGAAATAAACACAAATCACGACTTAGTGTTATTCCATTGCAACACAATAGATGTTATAGAATACCAATACAAAGATAAACACGATGAATTAATAGATGAATTAAATCTAGTATTTTCAAAGCCTTTCGCAAATATAGAAAAAGCAAAAATAAAAAAACAAATAGCACAAACAAACACAAACGAAACATTAAAACGTATTAAGTGCATTACAGACGTTATAAGCGAATGGGATATAGAAACAGTACAAGAATTTAAACAAACACGACTAGACCCATTTAACGCATCATTAAAGCACAGAGTAAAGCCTAAACAAATATTAAAAGTAAAAGGAGCAACACTAAACAACAAAGTTAAAAACCCAGTACTATGCTGATAACAAACGAGGACAATATGGAACTGATGAAGCGTTATCCAGATAACCACTTCGACCTTGCAATAGTAGACCCCCCTTATGCTATAAATAGAGGTGGTCAGAAAGAAACCTTTACAAAACAAAAAAAACACAAAAGGAAATATCATAAACAAAAAGAATGGGATAACGCAATACCAAACAAAGAATATTTTATTGAATTACAAAGGGTATCTAAAAATCAAATAATATGGGGTGCTAATTATTTTGTTGAACACCTAACAAAAGGAACGATGGGGTGGGTGGTTTGGTTTAAAGGTCAAATAGGTTTAACAATGAGTGATTGTGAACTTGCGTATAGTAGTTTTCAAAGAGCAACAAGAGTAGTTAATATAAATAGAGTAGATTTATTAAAACAAAACACAATACATCCAACAGAAAAACCCATACGATTGTATCAATGGTTATTAATGAACTATGCTAAACAAGGCGATAAAATACTTGATACCCATTTAGGTTCTGGAAGTATTGCATTAGCCTGTCATAATTTAGGATATGATTTAACAGCTTGTGAATTAGATAAGGACTATTATAATGAAGCAATAAAAAGAATAGAGCAACACAAAGCACAACAAAGGTTATTCTAAAAAAATATAATTCTGTTTATATATTAATAGGTTCAGTTAACTAATTAAATACTGATTATGGATAATAGAATAAACAACAAAGGCACAAAAGGAAACAAAGGAGGTAGACCACCAAAGGCAGATGAAATAAAACTAATAGAACGCTTAGACGCTATAATAGACAAAGACGAAGCAGTAGGTAAGCTAGGAGAGTTAGTAGCTAAAGGCGATATGAGAGCCATACAGCTGTATTTAAGCTATCGTTATGGTAAACCTAAGGAAAGTGTAGATATAAACTCTAGTGAGGGCTTAAACATTAATTTTAGAGATTTAATAAAGTTCGTTGATTAAAGTAAAAAAGAAATATATGCCTATTGTTGAAAGCGACAGTAGGTATTTTATTGTTAGTGGTGGGCGTGGTTCTGGAAAATCCTTTTCAGTAAACGCCTTACTTGTTATGCTTACATACGAACAAGGACACACGATACTGTTTACACGTTACACA